ACAAGCCTATAATATTACAGAAAATACTCCAGGATTATTAGTTCAAGGGTATCAAAAAAACGAACAAAGCCTATTAAATGATATTGATAGTCAAATAAAATTTCTTATGAATGCTAAAGGACAAGAACGTATTACAGCTGAACGAGCTCAAGCAGAAATTAAACTTATTTATCGTAAAAAATTAAATGATTATCCTATGTTATCTCAAGAAATTTTAAGTCATGGAGCTTTAATATCAGATTTATATGGTTTTAATGACTTGTTAAAAGCAGATGCTAATAGATTAAAAGCTAGTTCAAAAAGAGCTGATGAAATAAATAAAGCAGATACTAAATTTGAAGATGCTATGTTACAAGAAGCAAAAGATGAAAATATACCTGTAATACCGTTTGAAATAGGTGATAGTTTAAATGGTCAAAGACCTCAATATGATTTTAAACGTTTAGCAATAGCACTTGATATGCAAAGAAAAAATGAAATGAGTGATCAAGTTATTGAAAGACTATCAAAAGAAAAAGCCCAAGCCAGAATAGATTTTTTAAAAACTTTAAATCCAAAATTAGTTAGAAATAAATTAACTTATGATTTTAATAAAGTAACTCGAAGACTAAAAACAGAAATAGCTGAATATCAACTTAGTACATTAGATAAGGAAGGTAAAACAACAATAGGAGATAACGAGTTAAGAGCTGGATATGTTACTATAATAAATAATGCTGAACTTAGAGCTACACGAGCAGCAGAAATAAAATATCAAACGTTTACTAATCTTGGTGAAGAGGGTAAAACATTACAAATTCCTTTAACAGAATTTAAAGCAAATATAAAATCTTATTTTAGTATTTTAAGAGCACAAGGAGACAACTCTTTATTATCAAAAATTGCAACTAATGGTAATACTATACTTGAAGCAAATAAAAATGCTCAATTAACAAATGAATTTGGAATACTTCCTGAGATGACTCAGGTATTTAAACTATTTTTAAGTCCTGAGTTTCAAACTTATGTTAATGGTCAAGAAATTGAAAATTCTGACGGAGTTGATACTAAAACTATGTATCAACTTTATAAAAATTATTTAGATCTTATGGTTAATAAATCAACAGACTTAAATTTTCTTGATTTAAAGGGTGGAAAAAATAAATCTAGCTTAGGATTTACATCTGGAAATCAAGATTTATTATTGCTTTCTTTTAAATCAAAGTATGAGTCAGGTGAAAATGGTATCCTTAATTCTGCTATAGATAATTTTGATGGAGGATTTAGATTAAATCAAAAAAATCCAAATACTGGTATTGCTTATACTGAAACACAATTTCAACAAGATAAATTTAAAAATGCTATGGCATTTCTTGAGGTTGTAGCTAGTAAAGGAGTTGAAGGTGATAATCTTATAGGAGCTAAAGAAGATATTATGAGAATGTCTAATAAAATGACTGCTCCAATTTTAAATAATTTAGTAAATAAATCTAGAACTATTGATGATATTACATATAATATAAATGAAGAAACCGGTATGTTAGAGTCTAGTGATGCAATATTAAATAAAAATGAAATTAATGACTTTAATACTATATATGCTGTTAATATGAAAACTTTAGGTAAAGAACAAGCAGAAACTCAGTTTACTAAATTGTTTGAACTTTTAAAACAATCTGAGGGAGCTTCTGAAGAAAACATAACTACAGATAACAATACTAATAATAATATGTTTAATATGAAAACAACAGATAATAAAGGTATGAAAACTTATGACGATCGAATAGAAAGTATATTAGATGTTAGGGACTATCTTCTTAGACTTTCTACAGGGAAACATAAAAATCATGAAGGTAAAAATATAAATACTATTAAAGGTATTATAGATGTTTATAGACCAACAGATGACCCTGAATTGTTAGCTAATCCTGACCAGTTTATAACACAAAAAAATTATATTAATACTGTAGCAAAAGCTGCAGGAGTAAGTCCTGTTGAGCCTTTAGATTTAACTCAAACTGAACCTATGGCTAGTATACTAGCAGAGCTTAGTAAAGTAGAAAAAGGAGCTGAATTAGCTGCTCAAAAAGACGAAATACTTAAAGCTCTTGGACAAGAACGTATACCTGGAATTTCTGAATAAATGTCTAGTTTAATTGATATTTTAGATAATAAAATAAAGTCTAGTGGTAATAAAACAATACTTCCTAATTTAAAAAATGAAGGAAAGATTACTAAAAGTCATGCTGTTTTAGCACTTAATAACTTATTTTTAAGTGGAACTAAAGAATCTTTAGGATTAAAAGGAAATACACTATCTAATAACTTTTTTCAATCTAATGAATTAAATTCTATTACTAATGTTGCTCAATTTGTAGCAAATAAAAAAGAAAAATATATAGTTACTAAAGATTGGAGAAGTGCTTTACCTTCATTAAGAAAAGAAAAAAGCACAGGAGGGTATGGAGTTGTACCTAGTTCACAAGTTATAGAGTCTTTTACAAACCCAGATTCTTCATCAAGAT